CTCTATGTAGTCCATTGGCAACCTAGTTTCACTAGGATTAGAGTTGTTTCTCTCCTTTCTTTTTATAGTTTAAATAAATCATTTTGTTATCCTCCTTGGTAAGGTATTCACCTTACACCTATTATTATACCCACATTTCCTCACTTGTCCACAACTTTTTACATTATTTTACATTTTTCGACATAAAAAAAGACTTGCATAACGCAAGCCATAAAACTTATAGAACTATGTCAAAGGAAAATGAAAATTGGAATTAGTATGATTTTATTAGGAGGTTTCTATAAGTTTTTTACAAGATTAATTATAATGATATGATTGGATTAATCAAGCGAATTAGGGTTGTTAAATCCAATTTCTTCAACTACCTCAATGTCGCAGTAGTTCGATAGCCCAATTTCAAATTCTTCTATGCATTCCACTGGATCTAGCCCGTTCTTGACCTTTTTAAAGAAGTCCAGCACCTCTTCTAGCAAGGCTTCGTAGTCTTGATTAGAAAATTTAAGTTCATCTTTCAGCCTGTCAATCGTATCAGACATGGCTTCAACCATGTTTTGCTCAATCTTGTTCATATTACTCTCCTCCTGTTACTAGCATATATATTACAGCTATAAATATAGCTAATAGAATTGTTTGTATGTCTGCCATGATTAACTCCTATACCAAATATTTCAGTACAAATATTAAAGGTAAAATTATAGTAATAATGCCATGAATTAATATAAGATTTTTATCTTTTTCATCATAAGCGCATACAGATAAACCGCAATAAATCAGTAATGATATAAGGCATATAATATATAATAAAACTGTTTTAATTATCATCATTATCTTCTACCTCACAATCGTTTAAATAATCCTCTATTTCAGTGTCTTCATAAGAATCTTTGAAATATCCTTTTTCTCTTAAATTGTTGATAATTTCATTTTGATACATTCTAAAATTTCCGTGAATTGAATATACTTCTTGAAGGATATCATATTCCATTCTAGATACCTTGTATTTTTTTGGTGGGTTTTCTTTTGCCCACTTCTCAACCTCCTCAATAATTTCAAATGCATTAACAGAGTTTTCACAAAAGGCAGTATGAAGTGAATAAAGTGGGCATTCTTCACATTTTACACCATGACACCTTTCATAGCCTCTTCTTCCTTCATCTCTATGTGCGTCCCACATCCTCACAAGCTCACGCTTGTACGTCTCTTTGTCAATCATTATTCATTCCTCCTCACTTAAAGAAATCTTTCAAATCATCATATTTTGGATTTTTAATGGTAATACCGTTATTAATACACTGATTTAAATAATCAGCACACTTTTCTAAATCCACTATTTGAAGTGTAATATTATCTTCTTTTTCTTGTTCAAGTCTTCTGCAATTACGTTTGTATTTATAGTCAATCCACTCTTGTAACTGCTCGTCACTGATGTTGTACTTGATTTTCAACTGTTCAAGACAAATAAGCACATCAGCAAATTCTTCAACTAAGTGAGTTTTGTTTGGCATTCCTCTAAGCGATTTCGTGATTTCATGCTGGAGCTCCCCTAGCTCCTCAATCCAGATGATTTCCTGTGTTCTACCTCCTTTCAAGAATTGTGATTGATCATATAGCTTCAAATTCATTTATTCGTCCTCTCTTTCCATGTCATACACGTTGCCGTGTTCTACGCCTTCTAAAATGACAATAATACAATCATCATATAACACGCTGTCGTAGCAATCCTTTATTTCTCGCTTTGCGATTGGCTTGTACGCTTTTTTCATTTCCTCGTACCTTTCATATCACTTTCGCTCTTCATCTATCCTTAATTTCACAAATTCTTCAATCGTCATGTATCTGCCATAACGGCTTATCTTGTCAACCTTCCTTCCTTGTGTCATTTCTTTTATCATGATACCGCCATTTTGGTATCTTGTAACGTTGTCAAGATGTACTTTTCTTCGCTCTTTGATAAACTTTCTATACTTTCTATCAACATTCCTTGTATCTAGGTTTTCAAGTGAACCACAGTACAAGAACGAACCGCCACAAGTTCCAATCTTTATAAGCCTGCAGTTTGCACTTTCTAAAAACTCTGATAGCTTCATGGCAATCACCTTTTCTTTCTTATAACTTTTTTACTAACTACATAAAAAGTGTCGTTGGGGTCGTAGTCGTAGTACTCGCAAAATTCACCACGACTATTAATGTTTTTAGTCGTATACGTTGCTTCACAAAATCCTGTATAGCCTTTAACATGGCATGACCACTTGCAAAATCTACACCACTTATACTTTGGCTTGTTCATCTAATTGTCCTCGCTTTCTTCATGAATGAAAATTAATAGATAGGGAAGAAAACAAACTGCTGAAATGATTGAATAGATCAATACCTTATAAATTGGATAGTTTGGGTATGCGTCACAGTTGCCAGCAATACCAGCAACAATACAAACACCAACAAAGAATAATATTTTTGATAGGGTTCTAACCCATTTTTTTAGCTTCATTTTGGTTCTCCTTTAGTAATTTATCAATAAATTTAATACGAGATTTTAATTGCTTTTCAAAAAAAATTCTATCCCTGTCGTTTTCATCAAGCTCTTTTACTCTTTCTAACGTTTCCAGCGTTCTTTTTCTCGTTTCTTTAAGTTCATGAATAATCTGATTTTGCATTTTCGTTTTATTTCCTCCTTTTGATAAAAACAAATCGACTACACATTACAACTACCAATAATGAGACAAAGCGCAGGACTTTCGCAACCGACCTTTTGTATAGCTTAATTCTTGTTTAAATGCTTGTTTAAATGTTTTATGTATGCGTTATGCTCATGAGAATAGTGTATGAGAAAGGTAAAGTGCAATAGCGCATACATCATGATATTATGTTGTTGCGATACCTGACTAACTACAAGGAATAGTAGGAAAGTTTTTTCGCCTCCTTTATTAGTGAAAATATGTTAATCAGTAGTTGTTATGTGCAGTCGATTTATTGATGTGAGTGATGTAATTGAGTTAAATTACTGCTAGTACGAATAGAATAAACAGAATTGCTAGAAGTGTTGCGATTGATAGAAGTGCGATATTGATAGAGTTGTATTTTTGAAGTTCCTTATATAGATCTTCGTTGATAAGATTGGGATTTTCTAGTTTCATTTTCTAAGTGCCTCCTTTTCAGCTTTCTTTATAACTTGGTTAGATACAAGGTTGTATAAAAAGTCAACTGCATTATCTTTGTTATGTCCACTTAATTTTTCTACTGCTGAAATTGAATAATCAAAATTCAATTCGTTTCTATAGCAGTCGTATTTGATTGATTCTAACTTTTGTTCAGTTGTTAAGATGTCATTTAATGCTTTCATGTTCTTTTCCTCTACTTTGTTGAATTGGTGTTGTAGTGTTATCGCTTCACTTCGATTGATAATTAATGAATAAATCCTGTAATCATGTCAACTTTGTGATACTTGATTTCGTCCTTTCTAAGCTGGATCTCTCTAGATCCTTCCTTGATACCTACAAATTCAACGCCATTTTTAGAAGTCCACTCTCTTGTGATTAATTCCTTGTGTGCTTCAAGTGGCTCAAACTTAAATTCAGTATCAGAACCATATAAGATTTTACCTAATTCCTTTAAGCCTCTCTTTTGCGCTCTTGTAAGATTGTTTGTGTTTAACATTTTCCGTTCCTCCTATAAAATTGCTTTTTATGATAATTTCCAATTTCCTTTTTTAATTCCGTTTATAAGTGTTGAATATTTAACACTCTCATTAATCCAGCAATTATAGCGTTTGTACCATTTGTAAGGATAAGCAATAACAAGACTTCCGTTGATATCCTTTTTTGTTCCGTGCTTTACAATGCCATTTTCAACCCAAATATAACAATCATAGACCTTATGCCAACCATCATTAATTTTCTTCATGTTTTTATCTTCCTTTCTGTAGTGCCCACTCTTTATGGCGGTGGGCTTGCCTTTATATCATTAATTCATTGCCTGCACTTGGCTTGCGCTGAAGAAACTCGCTTTTTTCATGAACATTCTTTTCTGCTCTTCGGTCATTCCATTGCTGTTTTCAACTTCCTTTGATACGCATTTCCAAATGTAGAACTGTGCGACTGCTTTCTCGCCTTTCTTCACACAATAGCCAAGCTTTTTCCATGCTTGGAATGTATGAATGTCTTCCGGTTCATCAAGCATGATCTTATTTCCATTTTCATCCTCGGCTTCAAACTGTCTGCCTGTCTTTCCGATCTTTCCATTTTTCATAAGTTCAACTGCTTCATTAAATATAATCTATGCGTTTGTCATGTTCTTTTTTCCTTTCTTTTTTTCCTTTCTATTTCATCCAACCTAAGTTGTACTCCTTGATCAACTGCTTTGCCTGTTTAACTGTGAAGTCTGACTTTTTAATTCCACTTTCACCATTTCTGTTTAAAATCTGTAATGCTAATTCTTTGATTTCCTTTGTTGTCATGTTTGTTTTCATATCCTTGTTCCTCCTTTGGGATTTCCATATCCCTCTCTACATCTATTATTATATACTTTTATTTACATATTTCAAGTACTTTTGACAAATTTTACCATTTTTCTTACACAATAAAAAGCCACCTAAAATGGTGGCTGGCTCGTTATTCTTCGCTCTTTTTTATCGTACTTAGCTCTTTCGTGAAGCAACAATGTATTTAAATCAAATGCCCAGATGCTAGCAAGATACGCAATAATTGCTTTATCTTCGTCAACTGTCAAGCGTTCAGCGACTGGGCTGTATCTTAAGTTGCTGAATATGATATTCTTAAGCGTTATTAACTGTTCTTCAGCAATCACTAAATCTTCGTATCTTTCAATTTCAACTTTCACAATTTCGGTTTTCATAACTATTTATCTCCCTTATTTGCTAATTTGTGTTTAATGATTGCGCTTGCTTGATTGGTTGTTAACTGATCTATTGATTTGATATTGTTTTTTGCAAGCACATTATTTAACTCTTCCTCTTCATACAATCGCTTGATAGTTTCCTTTTGACTGTCACTAATTGGTTGCGTTGTGGCTCTTCTATAGCCTTCCTTTGGGCTTGCTTCTTTGTCTGGGTCGTCACCCGTGCTTAACTTATAAGCCTTCATCAAAGCGTACTTGTCGGCATATGTCATTGCCTTGCCTGGGGCTTTGTCGCCAGTGTCAATGCCATCACCGTACGAAATAACATCAATGTATTCATCTTTGTTATCAATGTTTACAAATCTATAAACCCTTTTCAGCCTTAAAAATTGTGATGTTGTAGTCCCGTAATTGTTTGCTTTTTCAAGCACTTCATTATTGATAATTTCAGTATCATAAGGATAGCTATAAACTCTATACTTTTGTTCAATTGGCTTGATAGCGTCCAGCACGTCTCTTTCTGACACGGCTTTATAACTGCCTTTTCCCATTGATACGGATAAGCCTTTTTCAACAACACCAATTTCATTTTCAATCAATGATAGCTTTTCATATATATTTAACTTTCTAATGTCTTCCTCTTTCATGCTTATTTCCTCCATCTCTTTATATCTTCCAACGTGTCGTACTGAAAATACCCCACCTCAACATCTAAATAACTTATGTCGCTCTCAAGGTCAAAACTTTTATTACAAGTTAAGCCATATACCTGCTTATCGTCAACATATGCAACACCATTTAGAGCGTCAAGAACAGACTTTGCTATATTGTCTACATCTGGTTTGGATTGCGGCACATAATTAGCTTCATTGCACGAAATCCATTCTCTAATGTATTTTGGCGTGTTCTTTGCGAGCTTGTAATTTGCTTTTATATTTATCGCAATTGGTCTTTTACTTGGCTCAAAATCCTTTGCTTCCTTCAAAAAGCACTCTCTTATAAGTCTTTCGTATTCAATATCTTTCTTATCTTTATAAGCCTTGGAATATCTCGAAAATCGTGGTCTTCCTTGACCTCTCAAAGCTGGCACTTTAAATTTTATTACCAATTACATTCATACCTCCTTTATATAGCCTAGCTCTTTTAACTTGCTTATGATTTCTTCAGTGGTTTTAGGTTTGATTTCTACTAGTTGCCCTAGTTCTCCTTTTGGCAACCACAAGCAATAATATTTATCAAAGAGAAGTTTCCTATTTAGCGCTAGCGAGTACATACCTAGTTGCCACTCTAAATACTCTTCATCAAGTGCGCTTGTAAACTTTATATCAATCAAAGATAGCTCCTTGTTAACACTTGCTATCATGTCTAATGTTCCAGCGTATATATAGCCATAATGCACTTTCAGTTCGTGTAAGTGAGGATTGATATTGTATTTGCTGACAAGCCTTAGGTATTCTCTAATGCAAATTTCTAATGACTTGTTTTCAATGCTTCTAATGTGCTTTTTAGCATTTTCTAAGTCGCTAGTGTTTAAATATTCAATAATTTTATGTCCTTCAGTTCCAAACTTAGCCTTTTCATTTAGAACACGTTTATTAACGTTAGCATATTTGTTTGGCATTATCTCGCTGATGATTTGCGTGACGCTTGGTAAAACAATACCATCAAGCGTATAAGTGTGGGTTGCTTCATTAAATTCTAGCAATCTAATCACCAACTTTCAGCACGATAGAAGGTTTTACGATTGTTTCTTTTTCATAAATCTCATAAAGCCCATCACGCTTTAATTTATTTGTATCAACTGATTTTCTAACGTAGCTATCTTTATACGTTGCATGAACGTTGCCAATATCAAGCGTTTTTAAATCTAGCGTTTCCATGGCTTCTAATAGTCCTGCCTTCAAAAGCTTTTCTTGATACTCGATTTCTTTCTTAGCGTTGTTAAATTCTTCAATCTTCTTAACAACGTCTTCTTTTAAAACAATTTCATTGCCATCATTGATTTTAACAAGTTCATTTAGTTCTTTCATTTTCCTTTCTCCTCCTCTAGATAATATTCCTTATACGTTACCTTTTCTAAATAACGATTATATAAGGCTTTCCAACGTGTTTTAATATCATATCCATCTTTCTTAAGTTCCCAAATGCGTGCGCCTAGCTGCGTTATGCCCAAATCCCTATAGGCTTCAAAGCTTGATATACTACCAAAATCTTCTATGTATTTTAAAACCCTTTCCTTTTGGCTTGGCTTCATACCTTTTTCACCTCACTTTTTTAAAATGCTAAATTATCATCTTCTACTCCCCAGTTATTGAAACTTGACTGATTGTTATTAAATGTTGGCTGTTGTGTAAAAGATTGTTGTGGTTGTGGTTGCCCTTCGTTAGCCTTTGCATTGGCTAGATATTCAATGTAGTTAGCAATTACGTATGTTCTTGATTGCGTGTTTCCTTGCTGATCTTTCCACACGTCCTTTTTTAACTTTCCACTAATACCAATCAAATCGCCTTTGTGTTTGTAGTTTGCGAGGTTTTCAGCGTTTTGCTTGAACGCTCTACAATCGATAAAATCAGTGTTTTCTTTGTTCTCGCTGATAGCAAGAGTAAAGTTAGTGATTGCGTTTCCGTTTGATGTTCTTCTAATATCTGGGTCTTTCACAAGGCGACCAACCAATGTTACAAAATTCATGTTCTTTCTTTCTCCTTCAATTTTTCAATTTCATCTATAGTTCTTACTATGTTTTCTAATGTTTGTTGTGTCGGCTTTCTTCTTATAATCATTATTCCTCCTTAAATAAGTAGTCTAGCGTTAATAGTTCGGCTCTTTCAGGCTTTCTATCTCTCAAATATGACTGAATTTCTAGCATTTCTTTCAAAGTCCATTCGCTTTCGTTCTTCATCTTTGAATATACGCTTTGTCTAGTCTTGTGAATGGCTTGTGCCAGCATATAAGAATTTACGTCAGCCCTTGCCAGCTCGCTTTTTAAGTTGTCGAACATCTATAAACCTCCTTTCGTGAACGCATGAACACAACACTTTGTTATGTTTGTGCGTTTGTTTTTTACAATTTAATAATATTCCTTTTTCTTCCAAAAGTCAATTAAATTAGACATACTTATACATAAAATTTACAATTTATGTAATTTATTTGTTTTAATCGGACTAACTATTTTAGAAATTCGTTTAGTTCATTGAGCCTGTTTAGGCAATGTTTAAGTGCTTTGGTTGCCGATTAAATTATTTATTATATATAAAGCTATAACATTTGATTTAATTAAAACTATGAGTATAATAATTGTTGTAGGTTGAAGGTACAACCTACAGACTTTCATTCCTTGTGGCTGGTTTTCATACTTTTTCCTTTCGACACTTGAGGGCACTAAGCCCTCGCTTTTTTATATATAAAGAAAAGGCTAGGCATTAAACCTAGTCTTTTTGTTTTTCCAAGTCGCTAATGTGTTTCCATAGCGAACCTTGATTATCTTCTACTGTCTTAATTCGTGTTTCTTGTTCTTCAATTCGCTTGAAGTAAGTATCATATCTAGTAGATAAAGACGTCAACTCGACCATCATTTTTTCATATTCCTTTTTGTTTTCTCTTGCGTTAAGCTGAAGCTCGTTGGATTGCGAGCAAAGTTGATCTAGTTTCATGTTGACCTTGACACGGTTTTCAGCCTCTTTATTTGTGTCCTCTCTTGCGCTTCTTCCACGAGTAGAAAAGAAGTTAAGGATAGTAATAACCGCTAAGCTGATTGTGATAATTGATTGTATTGTTACTGTTTCAGATAAATCCATTATATAAGTATCTCCTAGTTGCAAGTGAATTTGATTGAGTGAACTTGAATAGTTTCGGTAGTGTCATTAATACCATTATAAGCGCTAGTTTTACTCAAGATAAAAGTTACCATATTAGCGCCCGTCTTAATATCGTTAGTAATTGTGATAGCACTATCAGAAAGAACATCATACCCGCCTGTGACATAGTCATTGGAAAGCGTATAGCCACCATTGCCATGTCTCACGTTCAACTTCATTTCTGTTAGCGTAATACTGTTAATGTCTTCAAGGCTCTTTGCTAGTGGGATTGAAAAATACAGTTTTGTATTGCTTGAAGTCGTGTTGCCTGCACAATAAATATCACTTATTGCTACGATATCACCGCTAGAATAATAAAGCGATTTAAGAGTCCCATCTATTGACCATGCACTTTTAAAATTTCCATTTATGCCACTGTTTGAAAATGCTATGCCTTGATTGTTTATCAAAATAACATTTTTTGCCGTTTCTACTGGTATGCTATCTAATATTAAAATCTTTGTGCCATCATACTGAACATAAGAGCTAGAAAATGAACCAGTAATATTTTGTGTTACTGTATCCGATATAATCGGTACGCTTTTATCGACTTCGTTTTTAGCTGATTGCGTAGCACTTGAAACAACCGAACTTGCAAAGTTACTTAACGATTTCTTGAAATTTCCAAATTCTATTTCAGTGTACTTACCTAAAATGCAATCATACTCAAAAGCAATGATATTTGTCATTAAATTCACTTTAAGCCTTTCGTCAATAACTTCAACAGTATCACCAATGTCAGTAACATTTTCAAGATTTGCTTTCATAGTGTAATTGACCTGTGGCATACAGTTATCTTCAAGATATCCTCTAGCCTGTTCTTTTAGATCGTCAATGAGTGCTTGCTTATATGAAGTTTCATTTTGATAATTATCTTGTTCAATGTCATTTTGCTCAAAAGATACTGTCTTTGTATAAGGTATATCCCACTGCTTATCACTAACCATGTAAATTGATTGGCTAGCGTCTAAGTCATTTAATAATATGCCATCTTTTCCAACTGGCAACAGCTTTGTCACGACATTATCCCAATTTTCCTCACAAGTTAGCTCTTTTAGGTTCTTGGCATATCGTACTGTAACACCATTATCAACACCGATATTTTGCATTATCTTTATGTTGAAATTGTCACGTACCAAATGCCCTCCCCAGTGCTCTAAGACCGTCTGAATGGCTTCGTAAAGGCTTTTGCGTACACATCTGTATGAATCTACCGTTGATATGTTAGAAAGCGTTGTGAACTCGCTTGAAGGCTCTGTAGCCATGTTAAGATGGTCCAATGCATTGTTGCAGTTCATATCAACAACATAGCTATCAGCGATTAAATAATTCTCACTGTCATAAAATACGTGCCACGCTTTGACAGTTACTTTTTTTCTGGTCTTTTTAGGGTTTGTAATTCTAAAAGCCTGCTCGCCTTGTGGCGTATCAGCGACTACAATATTTCCCTCAATTAAATAATCAGCATAATCTAATGATGTTTCTAAGTCTAGGTAATAATCACCATTGTCTTGCTTATGAACTTTAGCTTTTAATGGATTAATGACTACATCACCATTTGACGTAAATATTTTATCATTAGGAGAAAATACTCTAACCATTTAGCTCCTCCTTTAATTTTCTAATGCCCTCTCATAACAAGTAATTAAATCTTGTTCGTCTGTTCTAACTAACTAATCACATCGGTACACAACCACCTTCTAGCCATATAGTTCCTTGATTTGGACAATATGCCACATAATTAAGTTGCATATCATAAGAATCTCCGTATGCAGACCATTTCACTCTTGTTATTTTAGAATTTGTAAAATCATCGTCTTCTGAGTATGCACACAAAGTACTGACATTATTATTGTGTGGAGATACTCTACTAGACAATCTAAAAATGCTACCGCTGTTGGTAACTTTGATACTTCCTTGAGTGTAGAATATACCATTCTTGATTTTAATTTTAGCATCGCTTGATACTATATTGTCTGCTCCAGACTCAACAAAATCAGTCAAATTCAACCAACCGGAGTCATCTACAAATTCAGTGATAAAGTTCCCGCCATATCCATAATTTGCAAACAATCTATTATTAGAGTAATCATAACAAATATCCTCTATTTCAAGATTTTTCAACGCTGTTTGTGTTCTTATATAATTTCCAAGTCTGTCAAAAATTAAGATACAGTCATAACCGTCAATATATCCGACCGAATGTAGCGGTACATAAAAGTAAGCTCCATCAAAACCAATACCTTGTTGTGTACTACCATACCCAGTATATTTTGAAAATACGTCATTATTAAATTCAAGTTCACCAATATATTGACCATTTTTATCAAACTCTCTTAATTTAATCACATTATCAGTTCTAAATCTGTTTGTCACATAAAAATGGTTATTCAGTTGGTCTATGGCCATCCCGTGTGGATATATAGGTTGTTCATCATTGTCAACCAAAGTATAAATTCTCTTAACCGATAATGTATCAGCGTCTATTACTACAACTTTATTATTGTTGTCACTTCCACCATTTGCACAAATATATACTGTGTTATCATTTGAATTATAATCGCAGCTATTTGCGTGTTTTAACAAACTATAGCCAATAAGATTATCGGTATATTCTTTTGTAGCAATATTTATTTTGCGTACATATCCAGAACCATTTGTTACAAATAGATACTTACCATCTGTTGCAATTCCCTGAGGCCCGAAACTATCATCAGCCCCAGTCGAAATTGATATTATTTGTTTTTCATATTTTGGCATATCTCCAAGAAGAAAACCATGTTTAATTGAGGTTTTTTTATTAATTGCTGATAGTTCATTTTTAATCTTTTCTATTTCCGTGTCAAATTCATCATCAAATACTCTACATTTACAATAACCTGTATACATTCCTGCCACTTGCAACTTAATATTTGCCAAGTCTTTGTTAGGCGTGTAACTTATATCAAAAGTTTTATCACCTGTTATTTTATATGACGCGATATCACCATTGTTGTTTGCAATCCACAGATACGCATTACCAGATATAACAGAATCAAAATCCAATTTGAACCTATATGTTTTGCCGTAATATAAGTTTATGCTTTCAACTAATTCAACTCTATTCCATGAGTTATTTAATATTGCACTTCCTTTAGCAATGTTAGAGTAGATAATACTGTCAATACCACCTAAATCTTCATTTATATCATTTACCTGTGTTCTTATCGCTGTTCCTAATGTATTATATGACGTACCATCATACCCCGTTCTAGCGTCAATGACTTCTGCACTAGATTCAGTTCCACTTGATAAGATTAAATTATCAATTCTTTTTCCCAAGGCTTCCACCGCTGGCTTATAGGCGCTGTCACCTATATCACCCTTTTCGCCTTTTAACATCAAGACTCTTGCTTTGATATTGTCACTCATTTCCAATACCTCCCTATTCAGTGATTTCTTTTTGAATATTTAAAATTCCGTTTAATATTGTGAAAATATCACTATTTATTCTAATCTCTAGATCATAATAATATCTTCCTGTTTCTAATTTCTTTGTGTCCTGTGGTGCGATTCTAACACGATAATATAGCTTGTTATCAATTTGATTAACATACTCGATTCCATTATTTAAGGACTTTTGAAATAGTAGTTCTTCATCAGAAATATTCTTGCATGAAAAATACGCATTGTTTAGTTGCTGCGGGCTTTCATCAAATTCAATTTCTACACCAAAAGCTAGTGTATCGCCTTTTATCATTTCTAAATTTTGTCTCACATTGCCACCTCCTAAATCCATCTTGAGAAGTTTGAAATTTCAACATCAATAACATTCTTGCCTACCACTGCAATAACATTCTTTCCAACATTAAGTTTAATATTTTCATAGTTTCCCGATACATGCCTATTCATTAATGCTGATGTATCTTTGTTGTATGCTTCCATTTTTTCACTATCTATCGTTATTTGTGTTTCTTCTCCTAGATCAATTCCAAGTATCTGTGGACCATTTACGTATAAAGCCATATTACCTGTTCCATGAATCGTAATTGTAGGTCGTGAAAAGTAATTGCCACTGTTTCTGACATAGATACCGTCAGTTGTTGAATACTCGGTTTTGAAAGTCGGTTGCGTGCCATTTACTGAACCTAGATAAAGCTCGTTTTGTCCAATTTCTAGCTCGATACTGTTTATTGCGTTCTTCTGTGCTTGTGTTAGATCTTGCGTAATTGCATTGTTTAATTCAAACAAGCAATACACATGATGATTTTTCAAGAATGATTTCAACTGATTAAGATTTGTAACAGTATCATCATAGTTAATTGCTATTGCCGTGTCGCCAACAAATATAGTTCCTTTTGTACCACTACTGCCAAAATTAAAATGGTTTGAGTAAATTCTTCCATGTGGTTTTACATTAGATAATCCATCTACACTTGTTAGCATTAAATAAGCATATCCGTTAGTATCATCACTAGCCCAACTTTCATTACCCGTAAAAGTGTACTTGCCAACTTTTCTTACGATTTTGCTACTGCTTGTAAGTTTATCTTGCATATCATTATGAATGCCATTATCGAAATATAGATTTCTTAGAGGTTCATCAATAGGAATGCTATATTTCTTCTCTATTGTACTGTTGCCGTTTGATGTAACTGAATTGTATAAGTTGATTGTCCCATTTTCACCTAAGCTAACCAAATCAACCATTTTGCTTGTGGTTGGTACAGCATTAATAAGCTTTTGTGTACAGCCATATAAAACAAGGTTTGTTATTTTCTCGTTTTCCGTGCTATCAATTATATTTGTTGTACCAGTGATAGAGCCACCATCTTTATACCATGTTTTAACCGTCTCTATGCTAGAATGCTTGAAAGGCTGAACATGGAATTTGACTTTTGCTGTCTTAAATCGAATTAGTTTTTCAAAGTCTATCTGATCTAGTATTTCATACCTATATAGCTTGTCTTCTTCGTTAGAAAATAGCACTGTTCCCTTGTCATTTTCAACAAAGTATTGTATTACCTCGTCAATGTCATAATTCCACGACAATCCTATTGAAATTTCTTTATCATAAGCGCTATATCCTAGTCTTGTGACAATGTCGCCATCTCGCCCATCAATTTCGGTTGTTTCGGTTCTTATCTTTGGCTTTGAAATAGGCGCTAAGGACTGCACTAACAGCCCTTGAACGTCTAGACTAGATACCCCATTTAGTTCTATATAGTTCATTTCTAGCCTCCTTTACTGATAGATTGCCTTTGTTACAGTCCTGTCAACAAATTTTCCCATTTCTTCATCATCAAGTTCAATTTTCATTTCGCTTAGTGCCTGCTTGAATGCTTCTATCAAATTTGTTGTATTGCTTGCATAATTTCCACCTGCTACAGTTCCATTTATATTGGTATCGACATTTAAAGCGTCACTCATGCCACTTGCAAGCGCTTTTGTCTGATTGATTAAGTCAGGGCTTGCCTTTTTCAATGAATCGCTTAATCCATGTACCATGTCAGGCATCCATTCCTCATATTCAGCCAATGGTCCTTCGTCAGGTCTTGAGAAATGAAGGAATGACTTGATTTTATTGGCAACTCCTTTTACTGCGTCACCGATTTTTCCAATCATGCCCTTGATGCCATCAATCAAGCCCTGTATCATGTCTTTGCCCCATTTAACCATCTTTCCAGGTATGCCTTTAACGCCGTCTATGATTTTAGTTGCAACTTTTCCAATTACACTTCCTAAGTTTCCAATCTTTGACCCAATGCCACTGATGAGCGAGCCTAAAAGCCTTCCGCCCATTGACAGCATTTTTGGCAAGTTTTGAGCTAGAACATTTACGATTGCCATGATCACTCGTGGTGTCCACGCTATAAGCTGTGGCAATGACTGTATCAAGCCTTTTATCAATGCTACAAGAATCTGAAAACCTGTTTTGATGATAAGTGGCAAGTTAGCAATTAATATGCCTTCGATTGTCCCTATAATCGTCGGTAGCATGGCTATTAATTGTGGCAATGCCTGCACAATACCATTAATCAGCGCAACGAGCAACTGCAAGCCTGCCTTTATGATCATTGGTAAGTTCTTGATTATTACGTCTGCCGTCTGCTGTACGATTGTCGGCAACATTGCTATTAGTTGTGGTAAAGCCTGCGTAATGCCCTGTATCAGTGAAGTTAGCATTTGCAAGCCTGCATTAATGAACTCTGGCAACAGTGTAATCATTGCCTGCACAACTTGCATAATCCCATCTGTTACGACTGGCATTAGCTGTGGCAATACCTGTAATACTGTCTGTACGAGTGAAGTCACTGCTTCAATAAGAATAGGCAATGTTTGAGTCAGCAATGGAGGTATCATCTGCACTAGCTGTGGTACAACCTGCTGAATAAGTTGTGCTGATACCTGCGCCATGCCCTGAATAATTTGCTGAACTCTTGGTATCATGTTTTTAGCTACGGCAACAGCACTATCAACTAGGTTATTAATCAGTGTTCCAAAGTCTGCTGAATCGTCTGACATGCCTGTAAGTAGGTTCTGCCATGCCGATTTTAGCATATTTGTTGACCCTTCAATGGTTCCCATGGCTTCCTTGGTTGTGGTTCCTGTTATGCCTATTTTTTCCTGTGTCTTATGGATTGCTTCAATGACTTTATCAAAAGGTACGTCCTTAACAGTCTTAGCCGTAACCTTTACCGACTTGCCTAGAACTCCACTGTCATTAATAAGCCTTGCCATTTCTCCCTGTGTGCCACCATACATATACATTCGTATGAGGTCGTTAATCTCATACCGTTCTCTTATGAACTGCTCTATATCACTATAGAGATTAGACTATCTCTTTCACCTATTTAGGCTACCTCGCACTTCCACGCACTTGCGTGTACTCTACTCACTTCCACATATTTGTGTGTTTTCGATAGTCGTTACACGTTCCCCTTTAAGAGGCTTCGCACGGTATTGCCTTATTTAAAAGGGTTTCACCGTTTTCACGAGGTTTATACTAGGCAATGGTGGGTTTTACCTAGTTTTAAGTTATCTAACATCGTGTAATTATCTTTTGCAAAGCCTTGGTAAGCGTTCTGAATCATGTCCATAGATGTGCCCATCTTGTTTGCATTATCTGACATGTCAATAATTGCCATATTAGCATATTCAGTAGCCTTGTTGGTGTCTCCATGCAAGCCCTGCAATAATGTTGCTGAAAAGCTTGTTGCCTGTTCCATGTACTGATTAGCGCTTAGCCCTGCTGTCTTGTATGCGTTGTTTGCGTATTCCTGTAACTTCTTTGAGGACTTGCCAAACAGCGTATCAACACCACCAACTAGCTGTTCATACTGCGAATAGCTTTCATAGGACTGCTTGCCTACATTGATGAATGCCATACCCAAATTCTTAAGCCCGTTTATTGCTCCACGAATTGCGTCAGTTGCTAGGTTTGCTAACACGCCTTTCATAACTGTAAATCCTTCTGAACTATCTTTAGCCTTTTTTCCACTTTCTTCGGCTTCGTTTCCTAATTCGTCAAGCGACTTTGTAGTTTTGTTAATTGTGGTTTCAGCGTTAGCAGTCTTGATTTTCATATCATTTAGGGCTTTGCCTTGTGCGTCATACTTCTTTGCGCTTTTTTCTACTTCTTGCGCCAGTTCATTAACAACTTTTTGTTGTGCTTTGTACTCGCTAGACGCTTCACCGTTCTTTGCTTTGATTTCGTCTAGTTTTGCTTTTTCCTTTTCGTACTTATCTACTAACTCCTTGTGCGCCGTGCCATTCCTTTTATATTCGGCTTCCATTTTAGACATTTGGCTTTTTAGCGTTGAATATGCAGTTTTTTGAGAATCAAGTGCTTTCTTTAATTGCTCTGAACTTTCCGTTACTTCTTTTTGAGACTTAGCACCAGCTTCAAATCCACTAGAAGTAGCACGCATTTCAGCACTTATAACCTTTAAGCTTTGTGTACACTGTGTTAAAGCTCTTCTATATTCGCTTTCTCCCGTCAGCTTGATACTTCCACCCATTCCACCTGCCATAGCGTCACCCCCTTTTTAAAACCACTCTTCGGCTTCTTGCGTCTTCTTGTACGCTTCGGCATATGTCATATTTGAGTTTTTCAACATCATTTCCAAATCAAAATTATCTTTGTAGTGACCGTATAGCTTATTAAAAAGCGTTAGTGTAATGTGTCCTATTTCCTTATTAGACAAGTTTAATTTAGTTCTCCCAATGAAATAGAACCAACTAAAATCTATTGGCTCATTTTCCTCTACTTCATCGGGAATTATGCGTTTTTTTCGTTTGATTTTGTGCTATCAACAACGGTATCATTCATAGCCTTTGTAGCATTCAGTAAACCGTATTGCGTGATAATTCTACCAACCTTGCGAGTTGTTAGCATTGGTCTATTTTTTCCGTCCTTATCATTCCAGATGTCTAACCCTTCATTAATCATTTGAGTAAATCCAAAGATAACTGCTTTTGCATTTGGCTCTCCTTGTGAGCCATCTGTAAGGCTACCCCATTTTTCGATTGTCTTGTATTCCTCTTGTATTGCCTCCATTACATTAAGATTAAACACTAAAGGATAATCAACACCGTTTACATTAATAACTCTTTCAATATCTTTCATATACTATACCTCTTTCCTATAAAAATAGGGTGGCTATTAACCACCCATGAAATTAAGCTGAAGGTGCTTTTAATAAACCCTCTAAATATGTAATTGCATCTTGCTGTGTTGCAAAAGTTTTTGTTTTTGACCAATTGCCATCTGCTAATGTTGATACAGTGCCTTGTAATTCAGTTGTTTTAAAGTCTAGGTTTTCGCCTTTCGTTGCGTCATCTTGTGATGGTTCGCTAAATTTAACTTTGTTCAAGAACTCAACTTTATACTTGCGTACCCCGTTAATCATCTTAACAACAACTCTGCCTAATCCAACATAAGGCGCTGAATCGTTTGCGTTACGTGTCATTTCTCCCTGCTCGTCAATCTGATGACCTAATAGCTCTGCTAAAGTCTTATCATCATCTTCATCAATACCAATCGTTACCGTGCCACTCTGAAAAGTAGTGTCGCTTTCGGCTTGAGCATCATCAGCATATAAAGACGCTGAACTTGTAGAAATATCAACCTTGCAAGAAATAGCCTTAGCAGGTTTCTTTGCTCCAGCGTATGTTGGTGTTCCGTCTTCGTCCTCCGTTAAGATTGAGTAACGAAAGTTATTTAAACCAATTTTTGCCATTTAATCGTCCTCCTTTAAATATGCAAAACATAACGTCTTGTGGTAGTAGCCGGTATCATTTTCATAAAAATCGGGTGATGTTCGGCTAGCTTGCCACTCAAAGTTATTTGCTTTTAGTAATTCTTTAACACTCTTTATAATATTGAAATAGTCGCCTTTAGAATAAATGTCAAAATCGTAATATACAACATATCCTAATAAATCATCATCACCACTATAAGAGTTGTCCGTGTCGCTATTTTGATAAGTTATATATGTGTCTTCATGACCATCATAAAACATGAACGAAACGGGTATTTTAGAACCGTCAACGGTAAATCCATCAAAGATGTTTTCTATTACGCTATTCATCTAAAAGCCCTCCAAAAGCCTTGCTTTGAACTTCAAGCATCGCTTTTTCAATTTGTGCTTTCTTGAAAGACTTTCTAAAAAAAGGCTTCTTTTTGAATTTTGTACTGCCATACTCAAACACGTTCGCAACCAATGGAGCTGGCACAATAACATTTTTGCCGTCCTTAGTTTTCTTCTTGCTTTCAAAATAACCATAAAACCCAACTTTGGTATTTATTCCATCATCTGTTGGCGTATCGTATGTTCTTGTCATTTTTAAGCAATTTCTTATGTCCGAATTTTTAAAGCTTTCGGGCATGTTTGAAAGAACATTCTTATAGGCAACCTCTGCGCCCGCCCTTGTCATTTCTCCAAAGACATCTTTACAACCATTGTTTATCTCTTCTAGATCTTTCATGATTTCATCGGGCATAATCATCTCAAACTTAGCCATTAATGCGTAACCTCCTTAGCTTGAATTTCTAATTCGGTGTTTTCCTCATTCACATTGTTTAGATACTCAATTGTGTATTCTTTTTCATTAAATTCAATTGTCATGTCTCTGTTTATTTCAGTCTTTGGAAATCTGATAGTGAAGTTGGTATATGCTTTCTCAAAGTCAGTGCTACTAGCTATTAATGTCATGCCTCGTGTTGTCTTGACACTCGCATATGGCTCTAATACTAGTGTTTTTTCCTTGATTGGAAAGCCGTTTTTGGTCTTGGTGGTTTCAACTTTGTAAATTTTTATACGCTTGTTATACTTTCCTGCATTCATCATAGCAAATTCACACTATGCATTCCTAAAATAGTCTCTACAACCATATTTAGGTTCTTTGTGTCTACATAAAGCGTTTTGTTGTCGTACATATCCTGTACGAGTACAAGCGTTACAATTACAAAGTCCTGATATTTATCTAAATCTTCCTGACCAGTGTATGACTTGATAAATGCTTTTGCAACATTCAGTAAATTATTCAAGAGTGTTGTTTCATTTTCATCTAGCTCGTAAATACGCAAGTATTCAGCTAGATCATTTACAGTTATTTCACTAACTTTGGTGATTTCTTTCATTTTATCGCTCCTTTCTTTTTAAGGAGTTTTCTTTTTGGTCGTTCTTTTAGCTGTCTTTGCTTCTTTGACTTCTTCAATATAGCGAGCTTTCAAGAGGTCACTAATAATATAATTATCAGTGATTTCTCTTGTTTCGCCTTCGTGCATAGATACAAGACCGCTAAAAGATTTTAAAGCCTTGTATTTCAACTAAATCACCTCTTAGCCGTTTTTCATGACTAATTTAGCTAAGCCCTGTTCATTTTCAATTTTTGAATCAAATTCAAACCAGCCAACAACACCTGTTGCGTGTTCATCGGCATATTTTTCTCTTAATACCTGAACGTTTACATTTTCGTTGAATTTAGTAGCTAAGCATGACATATCGCCATAGTAGATTACGGCATTGCCCGCACCGATTTCAGGCATATTATCAGATACAAATACTGGCTTGCCTAAAAGTGCTGTTCCAAAAGGTGCTGAAACATCATCATTTAATAAGTAGCGTCCATCTTTGTCCTTTAAAAGTCTTAAAGCAGTTCTAGTATCATTCGACATAATAAAGATTGCATTATTTTGGAAAGCGTCTTTGATACTGTCTTTTAATTTAATTACTTCATCAGCAGTAATAGCAGTAGCGCTATCAGTTGTTGTAGCGTTCTTCATTGTTGATAAGCCAGCAACCTTTCCAGCAGTACCAATTAATAACTCATGCTCGATAAAACGAGCGATTGAATCACCCATTTCATCAACAACGAAAGAAACAATATCAAACTGTGAGTTATTGATTAATGAATTGGAAATTTTAGATAAAGCGCCAGCCAAGAAACCAGTAAGTGTGATTGATTTAAAGTTTCCGTTGCTAGAAGTGAGTGCCTTAAATTCATCCTGGTAAGCAACCCTGATAGAAGATGTTGTTGTGTCATAGTAAGGAATTTGCAAATTGCCTTTTACGTTGTACTTAGTTGATTTTTCCAGGATTGGGCAAACGTCATATACACGCTTGATAATCTTCTGTGCGATAGTTGTGGGGATTACTGCGCCGTTGTCAGTCTTAGTAAGCTCGCCAGTTCTTTCATGCACAACTACACCTCTGATGTAGTTTTCAAACGCTCTTGCCTCATTTGTTGCCTGTTCCTTTTTCTTTTCTTCTTCGGTCATAGTGTCGCCTCCTTCTTTTGCTTTAGCTTCGTCCTCTGGTGCTGGTTTTTCAGTTGTCTCTTCCATAGCTCTGAAATCATCATCTAATTTTAATGTTTCAATGATTTTTCTAACGTTATCACGAATTTCAGCTAATTCCGTTGCCTCGTCTTCAGTAAGCTCTCTCTTTTCTTCCTTGCATTTGTCTAAAACCGCGTCAGCTCTAGTTAATAAATCATTCTTCTTCTCAAGTAATTCTTTTCTCATCTAAATCGCCTCCTTTAACATTTTAAATGCTTCACTATAGTATGAGAATTTAGGTTTCTTTGTCTCTTCTTGGCTTGGCTCTACATCACGTGTTTTTGTGTCCTCCTTGCATTCATCAATAAGTTCACAATCGCTCAATAATTCCTCACCTAATTTTACCACATTTTTGTTGTTGTCCCTAGTATTAATTAAAGTTCCCGCATAAGCTGGGTTTCTTGTCTTGTCTAGGATGGAAACCTCGTCTAAGTTTAGATCACGAACTTTTCTAAGTGGTAAGTTGGTATCACTGTCAACGCTAGTTTCATCAACATCAACATCAGTAAAGCCAAACGACCAGCCAACCAGGTCACCGCTTCTAGCTTTGTCGATAACATCACTATCGTAAATGGTTGCTCTAGCATGAAGCCCAATGCTATCCTCATGTAATTCAAGGTTGCCTTTTGCCGTGCTTCCTAAGTCACGTGTCCAATCGTGATTTAGCAAAATGTGTACATCATTGTTGCGATTTAATGCACGAGTAAAAGCCCCCACGCACATACGTTCTACATAATGCCCGGCGCTATCAGTAATAGGCTTAGAATTACGTTCAACACTGTTCACATATCCTTCAATCTCGACATGATCACTTCTTAGTGTCACTCTCATTGTTATCACCTCCATTCGTTAAATTGTCTTTATTTTCTTCAACAACGTTTTCAGCGCTATCATTTTCTTCACTGTCGCTAAAACCTTGCATAGTGCCAGTGTTTGGTGTGAAGTATGTCTGTGTGTCAACGTTGTAAAGAACGGAGCTTAAGCCTACATTAATAACGTCTAATCCGTCAATATAGTTCATGTTTTCGGCTTTTCTAATCTCGTTCAGCGTCATAAATCCCGTTTCCTTTGCGGTCTTATAAGCGTTATATCGTTCTACCAAGTTAGCTTTAACAATCTCTTTAACATCAAACTCAAAATACATTGACTTCTTTTCACGCTCTAATAGTAAGTCACGATTTAGTGCAGTCTCAAACGCCTTTACGATTGGATAGATAGCTTCCTTAAATGTCTGGTCAAAGCTATCTGAATGAATGTGGAAAATGCCGTTAATTTCTTCTTGCAGTGTCTTCTTGTTTTCGTTCAACTGCATTTCCACACTTGTATTAGAAGACTCTTGGAAGTCCAGCCCATCATTTAACACAACAACATTTTCTGTATTGTTGCTATATAGGTTATTCCACGCCTTTTTCAATAGGTCAATGCTTTCTTGTGTTAGTCTCTTGTTGGACTTGATGAAGCCTTTCTTGTTGCCACCTGTTTTTACAAGTCCTAACTGATATAGCAACGTTCTATAAGCTGTTTCAAGTGCCTTAGATACTTCATAGGTTACACCCGTGCCACTAGCTCCATCTTTTGTATTTCTAAGCAACTTGATAAAGTCAAACTGCTCATATGACTTTGCGCCTACATTGATTGAATAGCTTTTAAAAATCGGGTCGGTATTTGTAATGATTGATACGTCCCTGTCTTCAACATAGTACAATCCAGTCACCGTATTGCGCTTTCGCTTGATATAGCAGTAACCACCCTTACCCAAAAGGTAATCAGAAACCATTGCCTTCTTTAACTGAAAAGCGTCTAGCGTGTCGCCCGTGTCCTTATTTAATAGCGTTGTTCTATAGTCGTTCGTTACTTCCTCAACCTTGCCTTTTTTAATCTTGTATAGCTTGACTGGCATACTCGCAACACAATTGCTAATTAGGTCAACCGCTGAAGAAACGGCTGGCAATGTCAATGCCTTATCACGGCTTATAGTCTCATTTGATAGCAAAGCCGACAAAAGCACATCATCAACATGAGGTGTTAGCTCAATTTCATCATTTGTTGGCTCGGCTCTTTCTCTTTTAAACATATCTAATAGCCCCATCTTTGCACCTCCTTTTTAAATTACTTGGATTGTGAAATCCATTGTGTTGAAAACAACATCTTGTTGTAGTAAGTAAATCGCGTTTATCAGTGATACAACTTCATCTACTTTTCCACTTGATTTTTTCTTGTTCACGTATAAGTTTTGGTTAGTGTCCTTCGTACAACGTGCATTCTGAAAGTTTATTTCTAGTAGCTTGTTATCGGTATATTCAAACTTGCCACTTAAGATTTGCTCTTTTAGGAATTTAGTAGCAGGGTGAAGCACGCTTGAATGTTGCTTAATCTCAATCATGTTATAGCCCTCTTTTTCAAGCTTTTGTGCCGTGCTAAGGGCGTTCCAACGGTCAAACCCTATTGCTTGTACCTGTACACCAAAACGTTGCTCTAAGCTTAAAATAAAGGCTTCTACATAGTTGTAATCAATAACCCTATCTCCACACTCCATAACCTTTCCATGCTTAAGCAACTCTCTATAGTTTACCTTCTCGCTGGCGCTCTTTTCATCAATCCTATCACTAGGAATAAAAGCAAAGCTTTCAGCAAGTATCTTGTTATCATCATCAACGCTAACCATAGAAACGCTTGTGTTATCGTCCGTTTGTGATAGATCCAATCCCAAATAAACAATTCTTCCTTTCCAGTCGATATTAGCAACCTTGCATTCTTGCACGTCCTTAACGTCAACATATGTTTCAGTGCCAACACCTTGATAGATAATATTGCAATGCTTGGTTACAAAGTTTTCACGTGCGCTTTCAATAGCTATAGCCCTTGCACGCTTTTTCAATAGGTCTTCCCATATCTCGGGAATTTCAAGAGCAACGGGATTAGCTTGCTTCAATATCAAATCATCAGTTTCCCAATGCTTTGTGTTGTCTGGTTCATATAGCAAACTGAATACCGTTTCATCGTCTTCAATACCGTCAAGCACATCTTTAGCGTACTTCACTTCATCTTCAAAAGGGTTATCAATCGTTGGATACTTCGTTGAAATAATAAAGCCTAGCTTGTTCAGTATGTTCAACTGTCCCGACTGCATAGCCTCAATAGGATAAGAGTTAGGCAAAGCCCCAACTTCGTCAGCAATAAAGGCGTTTGGGAGTCTTCCGTCCATTCTACTAGTTGAATAGCTTAAAGGGATATATTGCGTTTGTGTTGGCTTGAACATGATGTAATCACGCAAAATCTTAAAACGCTTGTTATCTCTAAATTCATATACTAGTGGTGATGATCTAATTGTTTCTGCTATTGCCTCTCTGATTTCTCTTGATAAAGAGCCGTCTGGTGCGACACTGTAGAATTTAGAAAACTGTGGCTCTGTTAGGAATAATAGAATGAATATAGTTGCAACGGTATATGTCTTGAAGTTCTTACGACATATCTCTAAAACACCTGTTTCATACCTTCTTTTATTTGGATTGTTCCTGTAAACCGTACATAGGATAGCTGTGTAAAATGTCCACTGATAGCCTGTTGTGCATTCATACAATGATTGCCCTGCTTTTAGTCCTTTAGGCATTCTAAGAATTTTAAGAATGTTATTGAGCTGTTTGAGTTTTTCCTTGCTTATCTTGTACTTCTTGTTTTTTCCCTCACAAACTGAAATGAAATCTTTCATTTGTAATTTTACATATTTGGGAGTTGTTTCTAGTTCTATTGACTTCTTGCAAAATTCTAGAGCTTTATTCTGTATCATCAGTATCACCACCATTGATGATTTTCATCAGTGGGTCTTCATCAGTCGTATTGTCATCTACTCCGAAATTTCGTAAAATCCTCATTAATGTCGCTACTGTCTTATTCGCTGAATCGGTAGTTCTGTTGTAATCAGAAATAGCAGGATTCGTATAAAGGTTTTTCCTGTTCTTGACGTATTCTTTTGTTACCAATGCACCTTCTTGTTTTATCGTCTTCTCAAGCTCTGTTAGGATATTCAGCTGTACCTGATAGCGCTTGAATGTAGTGATGAAGAAAAAATTAGACTGGACACCACTTTCTTCCGCAATACGAATAATCTCTTGCGCCTGTTCATTTAGTGATAGTTTTGCCAATTATTTCACCTTCATTTCTACTTCTAACTTCATCTAATTTCTGCCTCCTAATTTTTTAAATGTTTTTTAATATGTTTTGCCTAATAAAAAAGCGTTTTATCAATTTATATCTCGTTTTTCCAAAAAATCACGCAATTTCAATATTTTTGTATACGGAGGTTGCGTCGTGGTCTAGCAAAACCCTACGCTTGGTAGGGTTGATAGGTAGGGGGGATATATCCTCACCCTAGCTTATATTTAGTTTTGCTAAACATCTTCTCTTTTCTTGGCTAGCTCTTTCAGATAGTTTTTATTAATCAATCCATCATCAGCCTCTTCATGATGTCGTTTACATAACGCTATCAAGTTGTAGTTATCTAATAATAAGTCTGGTCTATCTCTAAGCTTATTGATGTGATGAACTTCAACACCACTATAAGTGTACACGCCTTCATCTCTGCAAACCTCACACAAGTAGTTGGCCTTCTTCCTAATCTCTATGCTCTTCTTCGTCCATGCATAGGTGCTTCGTTGCTTGCGTTCCTCTTTGCTGGGTTTATATGTAACTCTATATGAAAACCCTTTAGTACACTTATAGTTTGCTGGGTGTATCTTGCCACATCTAGGACAACTCTTAAACATTATAGGTTGTTAAGATAGCGTTGCAATGCCTTGGCAGTTTCAGCACCTAGGTAGCCATCTTGCTTAACTCCTAACATTCTTTGCAATGCCACGACTGTATTCTTACCCATGATACCGTCAATAGCACAACCTAATTTCTTCTGTAATGCCTTGACCATAAGAGAGCCTTTTGGGTTATCGCTAAACTCCCATGCGTTCGATACGCAAGCAATAAGATATTTCTTTTGCTTGTTAGACTGACCAGAAACAATACCATCTTGAACAGTGCCTAACCACGATTGCATTGCCTTAACTGTATCATGTCCAACCTTGCCATCGATAGTTAAATTAAATCTATGTTGTGGTTGTGTTGGCTTTGGTGCTGGCTGTGCAACTGGCTTAGATACATTTGTTGTAGTCGTATTCATTAATGCGTCAACAATAGCATTTGCGCATTTGTCAACATTCCACTTGTCGTGATCTTCCTTGCTGTCAACGAAACAGCATTCAATAAGAATTGCTGGCGAATGTGTTTTACGCAATACATATAGCTTAGTAGAAATCTTGAAACCTCTGTTAGTGATGTTCAACGCTTTGGAAACGTTAGAAGAAATTCTAGAACCAATGTCTCTAACATTGTCAGAATAACCCCATGTCTCTACTCCATGACCACCACCAGCGTTTAAGTGAATAGATACATCTAAGTCAACCTTGTGAGAATTGCACTTTGTAACAATTGTGCTTAGGTTGCCATTTTTAGTCGTGCTTGTGTCGTCCGTGCAGTCATATACTGTATGACCTTTAGCACGCAATAACTCGATTACCTGATTCTTAACATTTCTATCTTCATTAACCTCGTCAAGAAGTCCACTAGCTCCACGGCATTTTAGAGAGTGTCCGCCATGCACATTAAAAGTTGACATTATCTATCTTGCCTCCTTCACGCTTTCGTAAGTGTTTTTCACTCCACTGAATAGCCCACAAGCGCTAAGCCCTAAAGCTAATCCAACGAGAACTCTATAAACAACCGTCAAATCAGAATAAATGAAGAATGAACCAACTAGCCCAACGACTAGATCTAGCAATGGGATATACTTCTTGTCTACACCTAGATTTTTCGCAACCTCGGCAAGTGCAATAATCAAAGCTACCATGCCAATAGGCGTAACCAGGTATGTAACCAATGAATTAACGTCATTCATTTTAAAATCATCTCCTTTTGTCACATTATACCACATAAATATAGCATATCTCTACATATATCTACATAGTTCGACATGGCAAAATCACAAAAAGAACCTTAAGTAAATAAGGCTCTTAGGTTTAGATATTTTTCTTCAGTTCCTTCACAACGCTAGATATATCAAGCGATACCGTTTTGTCAGTTGTGTAAAGTATCATCTTGTAGTGTGATTTGTTTTTGATAACGTTGTATCTATAAATTCTTTCTCTTTTGCTGGTAAGTTCGTTTTCATCAAACTCAATTGCTTTCATGTTTCCAGTAAGTTTCATATATTACCCCCTATTTGCTTGTTCTGTTGTCATTTCCCAAGAATGATATTTTTTTGAACGTGCTAAGTCTTGATACAATTCTTTGTCCGTATCTTTCTAAAAGTTCATTGTGATTTAGATTTGTTGTGATAAGAGTTGGCTTTCTATTGCAGTATCTCTTATCTATAAGAGTTGTGATGTTTATTTTTGCATCATCTGTTATTGGTTCAGTTCCCAAATCGTCCAATACAAGGAAATCACATATTTCATATGCCTTTAACTGTCTTCCTACTTCCTTATAAGAGTAGCTTTCTTTTACAAGGTTGTAATACTCATTTGCTTGTATTTTCTTTGCTTCATATCCGTTATTGATAATTTCATTAATCATATGACACGCTACCATTGTCTTTCCAGTTCCAGTAGTTCCGGTAAGAAGAATATTTATGGCTTTTGAATTATCGAATGATCTAGCAAAACGCATTAGATTGTTGTACTTGTCAATGTTATGACCTTGAAAGCTAAAAGAAATCATTTTCCTATCGACTTCGTTCATTCCACTTGTCTTTAATAATGTATCAATGTGTTCTTTGCCGTAGTTTTCCATTGTCTTCTTTTGTTGTTCAATCTTGCTTGCTTCATAGTCGCAATCGCATTCAGTGACATAATCGACATAGCCAGTTCTATTTTCTGGGTCGATATATCCATTGACCTTATAAATGCTTGCTCCGCAAATTGGGCAATACTTTAAAAATATTCTCTTTACACCAGGAAATAGGCTTTTCATTTTTTCGTTGTGTTCTTCGTCGCTATATCCGTTTTCATAAAATGCCATACCACTCATTATTATATTCCTCCTTTTTTATAGGTCACTTAAATCGTCATTAAACCAATCATCTTCATATACCTTGTTGTTGTCTGTATAGATTGGTGAGTTGGAAGCGTTCTTTTTATTGCTATTGTAGTTGTTTCTATTCCAGTTCCTTGCCGTTTCCTTCCAATCCTTCATTTTGTTCTTTCCTACGTGCCAGTCATTACTTTCGTAGTAATCATAGAAACGTTCACAATCTATGTTGAGGTCGTTTTGTGAGCAGTATTCTTTTATCTCTTCAATAGATGGCTTTATAAAACGCTTAGAAGTGTGCTTAGGCTTGCTTTCAGAATTGTCCCCCATATATATATTATTATTAGTTTTATTATTACTTTTATATTTATTATTATTAGTGGTTAGTTTCTCGCTATCTTGTTCGTTAGTTTTTAACGTATAGTTCGCTAGTTTCTCGCTATCTTGTTCGTTAGTTTCTTGCAAACTTGTTAGCGAGTTTCTAGCTATCTTGTTCGCTAGTTTCTCGCTATCTTGTTGGCTAGTTTCTTGCAAACTTGTTAGCGAGTTTCTAGCTATCTTGTTCGCTAGTTTCTCGCTATCTTGTTGGCTAGTTTCTAACGAACTGCAAAACAATTTATCTGTGTTTATTCTTATATATCTTTTTGCTGGCATTCCTCTTAATTCAACATCAATCACACCTTTTTTCTTTAATTCATCAATTGCTTTCTTTTGCTGGTATCTTGATAACCCAGTGTTATTTTCAACATTCTCTATGGTGCTGAAAAACATGCCATCATCACTCAATCTGTTGTTGTCGTGATAGTAATTATACTCGCTAGCCAATTCACCTAATAAGATGGCTCCATTTGTTCCAAACTCCTTTATTAGATCACGATTGACGATTATAAAATTACTGCTTGCCATAAGCTTGAGTATATCCAATGTCAATCACCTCTTTCCATTCTTTCAACTTCTTCCTTACTAATTAAAAACTTATTACCAACGTTAAACGCTTTTAGCTTTCCACCTTTGATATATCTATAAAGCGTCTTTTTACATAGTCCCCATCTTTTAGATAATTCATTTATTGAATAATATTCTTTTTCCATGTTATTGTCCTCCTTTAATCATATCAAATATTGTTATTTGCTCGTGATTTTTCAGTCTATAACCCAATCGCCTATACTCGTCATAAACTGGTTTCCATATAACTTCAGCTCTTTTTCTCTCGTTTGGCAATAATTCCTCTAAAATATCAAGATATTTTTGAAGCTTTATATTACAAGGGCAACCAACGCAACCAGTTCTTTCAAAATTGTAAGGCGGATAGTATAGATCACATAATTTTATATCATACTTTTCAATTAGCCAATTCTCCCATTCCTTTGTCACAACGGCTAATGGGTGAAAGTGATACATTCCTTTGGGGTACTTGACAAAGCATTTTGTGCTTTCTCTTCTTCCACCTTCTTCTCTCATTAATCCAACGATACAAACTTTCATATTGTTTTCGCTTTCGTATTCTCTTAACGGCTTCTCTTTAACGTTAAAGCAACACTTATCAGATATCTTCAGCTTGTCATATCCATTTTCAAACTGATATTTAAGTATATTTGGACATTTGTTAGAATTAAAGTTATAATCACCGTCCCTATATTTAATTGCTGAATTGCTTTCGTTGTTTCTTTGATAGATTGCCACCATTTCAGAATGATGTTTGCTTTTAAATGGGTATCCATCTTTTTCTAACATATTCTTTATGTTTGTCTTTGGCTTTAAAATAATAAATCTATCGTCATTGCTTGCTATTTCTTTTACAAAAGCAGTTATAGCTTTATAATCCATTCCAGTATTTGCGTATACTCTTTTAATCTTGTTTCCAGGTATTGCAATATCAATTAAATAGTGAAGTATAGTGCTATCTTTTCCACCACTGAAACTTAAATAACATTTATCTTCTCCATATTTTTTAATCGTGTCTTTAATTACTCCAATACGATCAATTAATAATAATTCGTTATCCAACTCACCACACTAACTAAAATCTTAGTATGGTAAATCCAAAACCGAATACGCTTAAATATTCACTTGGTGTTTCTTTACGTCAACGCTCTATGTAGTCCATTGGCAACCTAGTTTCACTAGGATTAGAGTTGTTTCTCTCCTTTCTTTTTATAGTTTAAATAAATCATTTTGTTATCCTCCTTGGTAAGGTATTCACCTTACACCTATTATTA